AATAGTCACAATATCAACGTCAGCATCAGTCTCGAAAAGAGAGAGACCAGTCCTTGTATCGCTTCCCGAGTCGAACCCACCGACGTAAGCAGCATCGTTTACAGTGCCGTCCGCTCCAAGAGTAAACGCAGTTGCCGAAATGTCAGAAGGAACTACACTCCCATCTTTAGCCGCGGTAACGAGTGTGCTTGTTGCGTTTATGAGATCGACGAGACCATCAAGAGTAGTGAATGAGAACGTCTCGGTAGTCGAACCGTAAACCAAAGTAAGGACTCCGCTCGCAACTGCAACCGTAATGCTGTTACCGTATGTTCCTTTGTACTTCGCCGTGAGGGTGAGGGAGGCAGCCGAGGCAGCGCCGAGAAGAGCTTTCGACGCGTACTCTGCAGCCGAACCTACCACCCTTACAACCTTCAGCGCTTTAGGCTTCTGAAGGAGAATTGCATAGAGCGCTCTTGCATCTGCCTTTGTCAAACCTCCGAGCTTTGTGTTTATCTCAGACGATGAGTTTATCGTGATTACTTCGTTTATGGGGCCTAACACGAAATCTCCTACAAACCCAACCGTGCCTCCGTTGCCAGAGACGTTTGGAGCAACAGGGAATGTATTAACAGTCACAGATACTCCGGGAATAATTGTGGACATGATGTACCTCCTTATGTTTTAGTTATGATCGAATCTGCATCGAGTACAAGTTTTGATGTTTCCTCGTACATGTTGAATCCCCAAAACCTGCAATCAAGAGAGAACCTGTAATAATCCTCATCGTTTTCAGTTTCAAAGTGTGTGATGTGCCTGAAGAATATAGGATCAATGAATGTTGCATCTCTTATAGTCTTCAGAGCTGAGTGCAAACTACTGAACAGGGAATCTCTTTGCCTTGATGATTTGGCAAATATGTCTAGTTGAAACAAGATTGAATAAGCATCAGTTGACCTAAGGAGCGTCGCAGCAGTCGCAGTCTTGCTTTCGATAGTTACGGTAATAAACTTTACAGGCTGACCAGAGACCCTCGTAACGACTATGCAAGGCATTGACTGCTGTGCCTTTGTGTAGTCAGTTATTACGTTCGCAGATACCGAGTATGTTGTAAAGTATGCTTTGATTTGTCTGATAAGGCTATCAATAAACTTCTCCATACGATCACTCTCCGTAGTATCTTGTGAACGCCCTTCCTCCTACACCAGAATCCTTTGAGAAGCGCTTCAGATCTTTCTTCAGCTTTACTCTCATTCGTTCAAAAGCTGGTCGCATGAACGGATATGGCTTCGTTCCTTTAGTTCCTATTGTCTTCTGAATTTGTACCGCGACTGGCCATGCTTCTCTTTCTGATAAGCCGTGTTTTCTGACAACAAAATCTATCAAGGCTCTCAATGGAGGATAGTGAGGTCGCGTTCCCCTCTCGACATATGGAGCGTGTGGAGCCGTGTTAGTCAAGTACCAAGAGGTTGTTAGTCGGCCTCCCTTTGTCTTGACTATCTCGAATGACTTTTCGCTGGCCAATTCGTGAGTAACAACGTTGTGGTTTTGCTTCAGCGTATTGATGGCCTCGTCCTTTGCCTCGTTCAGATTGCCAACTATTATTGAGTCAACGTAAGTTTCAACCGCCGTGAGCGCCCTCGACTTCCAAGAAGCGAGCATTCTGTGTCCTGAAAGACTAACGCTCATCTCAGCACCTTCGCATAACATTTGGAGATCGATTCATTTGGTTGAACTCTCACTATCGAGTAGGTTCTTCCTCTCCAAACAACGCTGTCGTTTTCAAGAACCTCGTCATCCGTGTACAAAACAATAGAGTCGTTCGGCACAAGTCCCTGTATGACTGAAAGCGTGTCTAGCGACGCGAGTCTGACTATGGCTTTTATGCGTCTCCTTGTATGACCGACGACTCTAACTTCGCCCCTAATGGAGTCTTCTTCTACAACATCTCTCAAGACCTCAACGATCTCTCCTTCTCTTGCTACTCTCCACGCGAGGCTCATATTCTCACAACCTTATAAAGATCGATTACTGATGTGTCAAAGTCCTCGTAGTACGTTCTCAGCTCCGCTTCGCCAGTTCCATGAACACCCATCGGCTTGTTCCACATATACTCGCAATACTGCAGCACTCCAAGTTTCAAATCTTCTGGAATTGTGCTGTAACCGCCTTTGTATGCAACGGTGAGAATGTCTGTTTTCTTCGTCTCCAGCTTTATCATGCAGAGGTTTGTGGTGTACCATACCGCATAGGTGTTATCCATCGAATCAATAACGGAGACGACTTCATCAATAGGTGATTCGTTGATGAATCCGACTCCGTTTATAAACTCTACCTGTTCCGTGTATGTTCCGTATGTGAATTGACGACCGCAATAAGACTTTACAAAAGCGATTGCTCCCCTAAGAAGCGCGCTTAGTCTTTGATCGTGTTTGTCGTCTTGAATCGCTAGGTGTGTCTTCAGTTCTGTCAGCGTTACCATCTTTGTCATTCCCTTCGGTTGGCTCAACCACTTCGAGATAGTCCTCTCCAAAAGCTATGTATATGTCTTCGTCTATGTTGAGAATCTCTCCCGCATCCACGGTTGCACCAACAAAGATGGGTTTCTTCACTCTTACTGTTTTCATCGAGTCACCCCCTTAGAATGGGGAAGAATCCGCACCGTAGTAAACTCCTATAATCGTTACAGTACAAGTCGCGTCTGGCATTAAAAGCAAAGACACATACGGCTTGCTAATACTCTTGATAACCTCAAGCTCAAAATATCCGTCATCAACCGTTACGGCTACAGCATTGAAAGGAGTGTCTGTCAGTGACGCTGTGGCTGTTTCCCTTCTCAGAGCTATGACAACAAGTTCTGTGGTTGTTGCAGAACCAGTAACTGTGCCGATGATGTGCGCACGTTCATACCCCTTCATAGAGAAAACAGATGTCTGTGTGTCAGTAGCTATCGTTGTTGTGCTTCTCAGCACAAACGGCTTTGTGTTATCCAAAATTGAAAACGCGAACAAAGTTGCAAACGTGCATAGAATAATAAGTAACAAAGTAATTCTTGTCCTCTTCATCTTTTCACCTCAAAGTAAAAGGGGCTTTCGCCCCTCTCATTATTAAGCAGCAGCGGTTTTCAGTACTGCAAAGGCTTCAGGGAAGGCAATAGTTATTGCTACCCTTTCAATTGCCCTTATTGCCATCATGTTTGTCTCAAAGAGCGCTACTCCGCCAACGGTTGCCTGATCGGCAATCTGAAGGGTAAGCTCCTTCTTCTTTCCGAAGTAAACGTAGCCAAGATCACCGTAGCACATGAACTTGGTGCTAATCGCTGTGTTAGCCACAGACGGAAGAAGAGATGTCTTCGAGAATGGGTACTCCCATATAGTGTTTCCGGGGAACAGGTATGGGCCAGTTGCTCCGTTGGTAAGCTTTCTGACAACGTTAAGCACGGTTCTGTGCATGAAGTACCTCGCGTTCTCTTCGGCTGCTTCATGTACAGCAGCGTTAAGGTCGAGAAGGTTGTTTGCTGAAACGTTTGTGAAAGCCGTATTTGTTGCCGACATGGTAACCACTGGAACATCGGCGTGGTTCATTATGCCAGTGAAGACAGAGCCGTCTCCGTTGAAGAGCTGGTAATCTTCTCCCCTTGCAAACGATCTTGCGAAAATTCTTCCGAGTATCGCAGTGATGTCTATCTCTGAATCCTCAAGAAGATCGTTTGTTATCGGAACGATGATAGCAGCGTCCTTGACGTTGAGCTGAGTCAGCCCGAAAGCTGGCTGGCCAGTGCTTATTGTGCCGCCTTCAGTTACCCAAGACACGGAAGGTTCAGATGTGAGCTTTGGAATCTTTGCTGTCCTTCCTCCCATTTTCATGTGATTTGCAAACTGCCTCGTTATTCCGTACTTGTAGGCCAGTTCATCTACTCTCCCCACAAAATCATCAGGGACAAGATACCCACCAGTTGCGTCGCCCTGACCAGTAAGTGCCTTAGCTACTCCATGATCTCTGTTCACTATTGCCTTGACGAGTTCTCTGAGTTCCTTCTCGGTTGACTTTGAAACTGGTGTTTCTGGAACAGGCGCGCTTAGAGCCTTCTCCTTGACGTAAGTGTCAATCTCGGCTCTAATCATTTCTGGCGTAACTGTTGCAATGGTCTTCACCTGATTCACAATGTCCGTTTTCATGTTTTCGAGAGCTTCTGTTATCTCCATTACCTTACCTCCTTAATGCTTCGTTTAATCTCGTCCGACGCGGACTTTAGCTTTTGCGATAACTCGTAGTTCTGTATATACTGCAACGCCTTGTTCACTTCTTCAGCTTTCTCTTCTATCCGTTTCTGAGATTCTTCTACTGCCTTCATGAATGGGTCGAGAATCTTTATCATGTTCTCTGTGTCTATCCCTATCGTCATGCCGTATGTCTGCTGATTGATTCCCTTTCCGTACAGGCTCATAGCCAACGCTTCAGGGTGAGCAGGTACGGTAACAAGTGAAAGTTCGAGAAGCTCCTGCTCCATGAAATGGATTCCTCTGTAATTTCCTTTCTCGTCCTCTATCCATTCGTACTTCAGAGGCATGAAACCAACAGAAGATGCGCGCATTATCTTGAGCTTGTAGAGGTTAAACAGCTTGTCGGAAAGATCGTTAACGCCCTCGGGAGGAAACTCTATAAGGAAAGTCAGTTTGTCGTCTTCCTTTTTGACTTCCTTCGCCCTAGCTACCGCAGGAATCCAATGATTGTGTCCGAAAAGTATTACTGGATTCTTCTTGAAGTTTGTCAGCTTCCAACCCTTTACATCTATGATGTCTCCGAGCCTGTCAACGGAACTCGAAGAGCCGACCATTCTCAGTGTTCTCTCTTCATCGT